TGAATTTGGTTATTATGATCATAGAGTATTAAATTGGCTCGAGCTACAAGGAGATGACTGGGAAGAGCAATACTTCCAGATACAACAGTTCTTATCTAACTATGATGTACTTGCCGTAGGCGTAGACGCTAACGGCGTAGGAGATGCCGTTGCGCAGCGTTTGAAGGTACTTCTGCCGCGAGCAGAGGTCATTCCCGTCACATCTAGTCCAACCGAGCAGTCAAAGCGCTGGAAGCACCTTCAGGCCCTTATTCAGCGCCAGATGGTTTCTTGGCCTGCACATGCTAAGACTAGGCGCCTACGCCTGTGGAAGAAGTTCTACCAGCAAATGACAGATGCCGAAGTGCAGTACAAGGGGGCTAACTTCTCAGTCTCTGCACCGGATGAAGCCCATGCCCACGACGATTTTGTGGACTCTTTATCAATTGCTTGCTCTATGACGCAGGATATGGTTATGCCAACTATTGAAGTTAGTGCTAGCCCATTCTTTTAAAAATTATGTTTAGTACGGACAAATCCCTAAATACTAGACAGAATTATACCCGAGGACCCTCAATCCCAACCCTATAGGAGAAACACAAATGGCAGTAGAAAATATCGCCCCAACACCTCAGTTTCCTGAGAAGGTTGGCGCAACTTACGAACGTAAGATGTCACCAGCAGCCCCAGGCCTACGTGGCCCACTTCGCTTTGAAGAAGGTATTGCAACAGACACAGATGTTCCAAATGACTTCCAAGTTGGACTAGATCAAGGTTACGATGTCCCACAGGGCCGCCCTAACCACAACATGAACGTCATGGAAAAGTATCCAGAAGAAACAATGCAGCAACGTGCACACGTTGGTTCAGCAGCTTGGGTAGAAGCACCAACTTATCTTGGTGAGTTTGCACAAGGCAACTTTGGAGACCATTCTGAAGTTGTTATCGAAGAAGTTATCCGTTCAGGTGGCCGTTACGGTCGTATGAACCCAGCTTCAGTTAACGACTAAAAAGTACGCTATACTATACGATGTCCCGGCTCGCAAGAGCCGGGCATCATAGTGAAAGGTTCAGTGAGTGGCACAAGCACCCGAAGATGAGAAGATGTATAACTCACTACTTCTCCAAGCAAAATCAAGATGGCCTAACCATAAAAATAGCGGAATCGCACCAGCTGGATTAAAGTGGGTTAGCGAACAGTACGTACAACGTGGTGGGGCTTGGGTCGGAAGTAAAAAAGATGTTCCGCTTAATAAGCGAGATGAAAAAACACGGCAAGTAAAAGCAAAAAAAGCTAAAGAAAAAAGAGTTAAAAAAGAAGCCGAGAAAAAAGGTTTCGTAGCGTAGTGGGGGCACACAAATGAAGTCAGGAAATAATTAATGGCCGGTGGTATTGATTTTAGTCCTCCGTCGTATAGAGCGGCGTCGAGTGATTTAACAATCTCAATTTCTCCTCTAGGTCTTGTAGAACTGGCGGATGAAGAATTTGAAGTACACGGTCCACGTTTAAACCGGTACTCACTTAACTGGGCAATGTATCTGGGCCATCACTGGTCCTACCGCCGCGAAATAGGCGAGTCACAGATGGTATACAACTACTATCGTGCATTTACAGATTTTATTATTAACTTTACATTTGGTAAGGGCGTTACATTTAGAAGCCCAAATGCCACAGAAGCAATTATCCCAGACGTTCTAAAGCGTGTGTGGGAAACAGATAACGACAAGCACAGCATCCTATGGGAAATGGGACAGCAAGGCGGAGTATCAGGCGATTGCTTTGTTAAAGTAGCTTACGAAGAGGGTTATGAAGACTCTGTAGGACGTATGCACCCAGGCAAGATCCGCATCCTACCCCTAAACTCTTCTTTCTGTTTTCCAGAGTTCCACCCGCACGACCGTTCCCGCCTAATTCGTTTTAAACTTAAGTACCGCTTTTGGGGTACTTCAGTTGAGGGAACACGCCAAGTATATACCTACACCGAAATCTTGACTGATGATCGCATTGAGGAATACATTAACGACGAGCTTATTGACTCTCGTCCAAATCCAATTGGCGTTGTTCCAGTCATTCATATTCCTAACGTACGTGTGTCAGGCTCTCCTTGGGGCTTAGCCGATTGTCACGACGTTATTACCCTAAACCGTGCGTATAATGAAACAGCTACAGACATTGCTGACATTGTTAACTATCACGCTGCCCCAGTAACTGTAATTACAGGAGCCAAAGCTTCAGCACTTGAGAAGGGCCCTAAGAAAGTTTGGGGCGGTCTTCCAAAAGACGCACAGGTATTCAACCTAGAAGGCGGCGGACAAGGCCTTCAAGGAGCTATGGAGTACCTAAAGGTTATTAAGACAGCTATGCATGAAATGATCGGTGTTCCAGAAACAGCTTTGGGCCAAGTACAGCCTATCTCAAATACCTCTGGTGTAGCACTTGCTATTCAATACCAGCCTTTGATGAACCGTTACCAACAGAAGATTATTCAATACGGTGAAGGCCTACGTCGAATTAACGAGCTAGTTCTGTTAACTCTGGCATTTAAAGAGCCAGAGTTGTTTACCTATAATGAAGTTTACAACGGCCCTATTAAGCAGAGCCAGCTAAGTCAGCTAGACCTACAAGATCCGCTTACCTATCAATCAAATGTGCACTTCCCACAGCCATTGCCTCTAGATAAGCTAATCGTACTTAATGAAATTCAGCAAAAGATGAACATGAACCTCGAAAGCCGTGAGGGAGCACTACGCCAGTTAGGCGAAGAATTCCCTGATGAGAAGCTTGAAGAGATTCGTCTAGAGCTTATTGCTGATGCTAAGGCTGATGGGGCTATTAACCTCATCAAGTCTCAGATTAACTCTGCAATCGCTTCCCTAACTGGAATTATGCCAGATGGAACTGCGCCCCCTGGAGCAGATCCAGGTGATGGTACAGGTCCCGGTCCGCTAGGACAACCTGGTATTATTACACCATTCGAGGAGCAAACTCTCGGACAAATGCAGAGCGAGTTAGTGACCGAAGCATACGGAAGTAAACTTCCTAAGCATCGTTCAGCAGACTCAGATTAATACCCATTTAAGCTGACAATTAGTCAAATATTTGGAAGGCTTATACCAAACAATAACCGCAGGTCATCGTGGCACTTATTCGGACAACGACCTATTAAACCTAAGGAATAATCATGTCAGAAACAACCTCAAATGTTGTTGACAGTGTAGTGGCTCAAGAAGCATTTCTTGCTGATGTGCCATCATCTACCGCAACATTAACAACCCCAACTTCTACATTTGTTGAACAAAAGGGATATACAGAAGAAGATCTAAAACGAGTACGTGAGCAAGAGAAATCAAAACTCTATCCTCAAATTGACTCGTTAAAGGAAGAACTAACAGCGCTTAAAAAGCGTGAAGAAGAACGATCAGCAGAAGCTGAACGTCTTCGTATCGAATCAGAAGCTACTTCTAAAAAGCAGCTAGAGTCTGAGATGGATGTTCGTACCCTTCTAGAAACAAAAGAAAAAGAATGGGCCGAGAAGTTAGCCGCAGAAAGTTCAGAACGTGAGCGTGCTTTTCTACTTCTTGAGCGTGAACGTCAATACGCTGAGCTAAACACTTACCGTACACGACGTGTAGAGGAAGAACGGGATAATATTATCCCTGAGCTTGTAGATCTAATCTCAGGAAATACCCCCGATGAAATCGAACAAAGCATTACGGGACTTAGAGATCGTTCCTCTAAGATTCTGGATTCGGCGCAGCAGGCATTACAGTCAGCTCGTCGTGATATGACAGGGACAAGGACAACCTTGCCACCAACCTTGGAAACTAATTCGGATCAACAACAGTTCACGGCAGAACAGATTTCTGCTATGTCGGTTACTGAATACGCAAAATATCGTTCAAAGCTACTCGGTCGAGGAGCTTCGGATGGTAATAAAGGAATCTTCGGGTAATTTTTACCTACCATTAACTTAACATATATGAATAAGGAGTAACACCGACATGGCATCAGCCGTAACAGGTACCGGCAATTTAGCCGCAGCACCTACAGCATACTCTGGCTCCAATAGCCAGCTAACACAAGCAATTCAGACCATCTGGTCAAAGGAAATCCTTTTCCAGTCAATGCCGATCCTTCGCTTCGAACAGTTCGCTGTTAAGAAGACAGAACTAGGCGTTGCCCCAGGTCTTCAAATTAACTTCATGCGTTACAACAACCTTGGCTTCGCATCTTCACTAGTTGAAGGTGTTCGTATGTCAACAAACGCACTAACAGCACAGCAGTTCTCAATCACAGTAGCAGAGCATGGCTTTGCAATTGCTGTATCAGAGCTCCTACTTAACGCCTCATTCGATGACGTAATGGCTTCAGCCTCACGTCTACTCGGCCGTAACATGGCCCTATACCTTGATGGTCAGGCTCGTGACACACTCATGGCCGCATCTTCAACAATCTACGGCTATGACCGCTCAGGTCTTACAGCTGCAAATGACTGGTACGGAACAGGTACCGCTGGTACTTCCCGTGCTTCTATGACTGGTGCATTCGACCTAACAACAGGAGTTGTTAAGGATGCAGTAGAGACACTTGCAACAAAGAACATCCCTCGTTTGGGTGAGACATATGTTGCATTCATCCACCCACACCAAAGCCGCAAGCTTCGTGACAACCCAGAGTTCATCGAAGTAACAAAGTACGCAGCCCCAGGTAACTTCATGCTAGGTGAGATTGGTCGTCTATACGACACAGTATTCATCGAAACAACACAGATCGAAAAGGTTGTTGGCGGAGCTGGCTCAGGTTACTCATCTGATTCAGCTGTGGCTCCAGGATCAATCGTTTACCCAACTGGCGGTGGATACACATCTCCAGCAACAAAGACCGGTAACGGTGACAAGGATCGCTATTCAGCTATCTTCATTGGTGACAATGCATTTGGTCACGCTATCTCACTTCCAGTAGAACTCCGCGATGGCGGTATTCTAGACTTCGGTCGTGAGCACGCACTTGCTTGGTATGCAATTTACGGCCTAGGTCTAATCACAGACCAGTCTGTAGTTATCGCAGAAACCAACTAATTTCAGTAAGGGGAGGCTGGGCCTTAAAATCCAGCCTCCCAACACAAACAAACCTATAGGAGAATACACATCGTGGCAAAAGCAAAAGTTACAGACGTTACAGGACGTAAGCGAGAAGAACAGATTAAGGCAAACGCTGAGGAATTAGCTCAGCGAGCTAACGAAATGTCCATGGCTACAGCAGTCAAGGACTATAAGGACGCGACAGAGGTCACAGATCTTACTGTCCCGTCAAAACCAACAGTGATCGACGAAATTGAAAGCGTAGGCGTAAGCCTAGCTGACGAGACTACAGTCATCCGTGTTGCAGAAAACATCGAAATGATGACCATCGGAGTTGGCAATCACTACTCTTTTGAGGCCGGTAAGAAGTATAAGGTTGCAAAGCACGTAGCGGCGCATTTGCAAGAAAAAGGATATCTATACGACCGGCTCTAATGCCGCACCTCTAGACCGCCCACTTCGACAATCGCCCTCCTGTCGAAGTGGGCCTTTCCTTGTTTATACTGACTAACTTAAAGATTTGTAAGATGATTAACCCTATACAATAGTTGGAGGATCCGTGGCAACAGTACAGTCTCTTTCCGACAGATTACGTGCGGAATTAGGGGATACCGCCCGTTCATTTGTAGAGACATTTAGCGGAGACGGCATTGCAAAACGTTTTCAACTTACACAGGCGCCTGTACAAGGCTCTACTGTAGTAGTTAAGGTTGGGACGGTTAACGTCTCTACTACCACCGTAATTGAAGAAGGCACCGGAATTTTTACGTTAGCCACTGCTCCAATTAGCGGTGCAGTTATTACACTTTCAGGCGTAGCCTATCGATATTTTACAGACTCAGAAATTGCATACTATATAGAAACTGCATTTACGGAGCACACAACCACTACCTTAGATCGTAATGGTAATAAGGTTAGCTTAGTTTCTCTAGCCACTCTAGATGAGTACCCCCTTGTCGTACTTGCTGCTAGTTATGCCCTAGTTACACTAGCTACTGATGCATCCTTTGATATAGATATCATTGCTCCCGACGGTGTCAGCATCCCTAGATCTGAGCGCTATCGTCAGCTAATGGAGACGGTACAGCAACGTAAAGAGCAGTATCGAGAACTATGTACTATGCTAGGCATAGGTCTCTACAAGATTGAGATGGGTACTCTACGTAGGGTTAGCCGCCATACCAATAAGTACGTACCAATCTATCTTAATCAAGAAATTGACGACTATAGAAAACCTGAAAGAATATACTTACCGACTACGGTTATGGGACATACTCCTTTGGCAACCACAGCTGGTATGTACGATATTGAACTTTACCAGGGAGATTCTTGGTCTGGAGAGTTCGAGTTCCCATTCGACATCTCTCAACTAGCGTTTAAGGCTCAAATCAGAACCTATCCAAATTCCCCAGCAATTTACGCTACCTTTGATATTACTATCATAGACGCCAGTAATGGTCGTATTCGTCTAGAGCTAAGCAGAGACGCTACCAAAAGGCTGCCAGTCCGGGCATGGTGGGATCTACAGGCTACTAGCCCAGATGACACAGACTTCGAGCAGACCTACGTCCGTGGCCAAGTTATTACTTCTCAGCAGATAACGGAGTAACATGACAATCCCAGTAAGCAGCCCCATAGTTGTTAAAGTAATCCCCCCAGCAACCCCGGCTGTAACCATAAATGAAATAAAAGTTGGGGGCATAAACACGCCTTCAGTAGCGTATCATCATACCCAAAGTACTTCGGCATCTACCTGGACAATAATTCATAACTTAGGCTGGTACCCAAACGTGACCACTATGGACTCCTCAGGATCTATCTGTGAGGGTGAAATCGTACACACCAGCAATAAGAGATTAACTGTTACATTTTTAGCAGCTTTTAGCGGAAACGCATATTTGTCATAAGGAGACAATAAATGGCACGTAAGTTTTTTACCCCGATTGATCTGACAGGTCTTGAATTAACAAACTTTAAGAT